GTAACCTAAGCTGCGTGTTGTTCTTGGGCAACCCGGGTACCAAACATCCAAGAGTCTTCTTCGGAAGGCTCCTGGAATTGGGAAATAAGCGACGCCTTACCACCATCATAGGCAGGAACATATACCCCTTCGGCAGATTTCAATCTCTGCACAAGACGGAAAAGATGCTCTTCATCCGCCTTTTTGTTCACAGCCCAACGAGGTCTGACTGCTCCGATTCCGGACGAAACAGTCTTCATCCATTTAAACATGGACGGGGGCTTTGTTTCGGACAACATTCGTCGAGCTCGAGCTCTGATAGTTTGTGTTTTTCCAGTACCACCGAGAAGCTGATACATCGCCCATCTACGCTTACTTCCTTTGTAAGCATCTGTAGAAAAGGGTTCAAAGGTGTATTCCATTGCTCCTCTGGAAATGGATGTTTTCGATTTCGAAACATCCCTGGTCTGTGTAAGCCACAAACGTCCAAAAACAAGGTCAGTTCTAGCTTCAAGATGTCTGACGTTGGCATTAAATCTTCGAGCTGCACGTTCGTTAGAACATGCCTTACCAATCATCGCACGGAATTTGAACGTCGTGTGACGAAAGCTCAGATTGCCTCTTTCATCCGGTATACCGCAACCGCCAAATTCCAACGGTGCGTTAACGGGTATACTGTACATGCATGCAGAACTGATCAATTTATTGTGAACACTAAAGATAACGTGGTGCATCTTTTTCATCATTCCACGTACTCCCTTGGATGGTCCACCCTGATCTTTTCCCAACGACCATCCTTCAAAATCTGTCCCCATTCTTCTAACCATTGCAACAACACTTCCAAGAGTTCGAAGTGTTTCATTTGGTCCTCGTCTAATACTTGCGTGCAGGATTCCTTTAAGCGGGATATCATAAAACCGTCTTACAGATGCTATCTGCATGGCTTGTCGACCGCCCAACCAAGACCATATGGTTCTGATCGGTTGAAATCTACTAATAATTGGTGCACGTTCGAATCGATAAACAACTTCGGCAAATATACCACCGGTGCTGGAAATTATGGTCTTTTCTTTATTGATTATAAAACCAACACGTTGCATCTCCCTAAAATAGCTCTCAGAGTCATCAAAGACACCGAGCATATCGTCTCCTCGGATAACGTGAGGGTTTCTTTCGAGACCTGCACGTTCAACGCAGAAGCGATGCATCAAACACAAGGTTTGAAAGGAGAGGGGTGTGCCCATATGGACGCCTCTTTTCTGTTTGATTCGAAATCCATCAGGATATTCAAGTTCATGTTCCGAGAACATCTTCATCAAGTATTCTTCCACCCAGGAGGGATGCGCCAGTTCGGAAATCAAGCCCATCCACAAAGCCTGTGCATACTGAATACAGAGGTTATCTGTTGCTGTAGAGAGATCTGCAGAGACTACCTGACCGCTGGTGTGTACAGATGCTTTAAGCGCTTGTTGGATTTTGGACTGGTTAGGAATGATGTCATTGTCCATCCAAGGCTGTGTCATGAGAAGCGCGTCAAATTGACGTCTTATGATATCAGCCGGCAACATGAACGAAGCCGGAAATTTCGAAAGAACGCGGACCTTGTAGCCTTCTTCTTTGACGGCCATTACTTTAGCCACAAAGGGACGCGTTCGAGCTATTTCTATCGCTGTCTCAACTATAACATCATCGAGGATCTCGGAACCTTCGAAATCCGGGACGAATTCAAGCAATGGGCTGAGAACTTCTTTACTATCCTCCAGAAGCTCAGCAAATCTACCCCCCTCAGTTCTGCTAAAGTTCAAGCTCGCAGAACCTTCTCTTGGTTCCCAAGAAACCTTATCGCGTATATCTTTCGAGATAAGACGCATCATTCGCTGCCCGAAATAATATATTTCGTCCGCCAGCTCCTGATCCCAATCGAGAGGTTTGGAGAGGGTTGCCTTGTGTTTTTCAAGGGCTTTTCTTTCTTCTACTTCATCGACCATAACCGGAAGTGCACGTGCCATTCTGGCAGCCTGCAACCGTGTTTCATCAGTCGAGCAAATTCCATTGAACAACCGATGGAGGCAAGCTGGGTAGCTACCGTGTTTCTTCTTCTGTACTCGGAGTTTTGTCTTTGGAATGAAGGAGTACATCACAGTTTCGTCTTCTGGATAAGACACATGTCCGGCCGATTTGGACTTTGGATAGGATGCTTCGTCATCATATTCATCTTCCCATGTCTTGCTGTTTTCAGAGTTAATGACATTGATGATGTATTTCTTTCGATCTTCGTTAGGTTCCACGTAACCATCTTTGGTAATTTCGATCTGCTTGACATCTGCAGTCGTAGTTACGGGCTTCAAGTTGGATCTTCGGACCTTCATGATCCCTTTTTTAGGTTTGGGGAAAACCATCTTTGGTGGTGGATTTTCTTCAGATCCCTTGGTTATTACCGATCGACGGAGCTCGAAGCAGAACTCCTTAATTTGTTTCACGACGAAAGTACAGCCGCGGAGACTAGTTCTCTTTTCGGATTCTTGGGTTCCAATACACTTTATCATCCAGTTGAGTGTCGATCGAAGCAGCTCGATCTCAACGAAACCCCATTTCTTCCCTGGTCGAATACATACCATCGCTGCTTTGAGAACATTATATGTATCGACAAGAAACTTCGTCTTTGTTGCGCAGACAAGTTTCTCCTTCTTTGTGATATTTCCATCACCTTTTCCAATTTTGCCGGCAACATCGGTAGCAACCATCTCTGCCGCTTGACCAGCTTGCACCTCTGTCTCTTGGAGGCGGTCGTGCACTTTAGTCATCGATGGAGCTTGAAATGTAGTTTTCATTTTCTTATCAGCGGAGACTACATACTCCTCTTTTCTATGTTCCTGTTTCGTCAAAAGACGTCGCATTTTTCTTGTTTGGGACTTGCCTTTGGTTTCTGCCGAAGCTTCACCGCTTTGCAGCCCCCACGGGTGAGCCACCAACGAGAAGGGTGAGTCTGGAAGACTCATC